AAAGCCGGGCTCCCTCAGAAGCATCTTGCGCTTTCAGGTCCGGGCTTTCCGCCTTCCAGGTCTCGGCCTCGTTGTGCACGCGGGCAGAGCCTGGGCGCGGGGCGGTAATGGTCTTGGCGCGCGCCGCCACATCTTCCGGCGTGGCGCCGGTCAGCGTCACATCCCAGATGAACGCCCGCATGAACTGGGCGCGGTCCAGCTCGCCGAACAGGTATTGATCGTAGCCATCCAGGTAATCGGCCTGCGCCAGCAGATCGGAGCGGCCACGGCGGCCGTTGGAGAGATCGTTGATGGTGAACCAGAACGCCTCGCCATCGGTGAACGTGTCGCGGATCGCGCGGGTGCGGGCGGTGAACAACTCGGCATCGGCGCCGTTGACGATCACCCGGTAGCGCCGCGCCTGGCTGCGCTTGTCCTTCACCGTGACAATGCCGATCGGCTGTTCCGGATTGTCCGGGTCCATCACCACGGTCTCGACCAGGCCGGGGTCCAGATAGCCCAGGCGGACGTGGCCGGTGTGCTGGTTGACGAATGCCGGATAGCACTGCTCGCCATAGATGCCCAGCTCGCGCACTTTTTTCGGTAGTTTCACGCTCATCTGATTGATGGGGTCACGCCAGAACCGGGTCAGCAGCGCCTGGTTGTTTTTGTCGTCGCAATGCAGCCGCACGCCCTCGGCCAGCAGGTAGGCAATGGGCAACTCGATCAGCCGGTTGGCGAGCAGGTTGCTCTCCCACAGATACTGCGCCATCTCGCGCATGCGCTGGTGGGTCATCGGCGACAGATCGCGGCGGGTATCGCCGGATAGACGGCGCCATTGATCCTCATCGGCGTCCACATTCACGCCGGCCGCCTCGCAGAATTTGGCAGACTGGAGCGGCGCCGTTTCATCATTGGTGTGTTCTTTGCCTAGCCAACCGGCCAATATTTCGAGCATCTTCATGTTTCGATACCTCTCGCAATGCCGTCTAACGTGTGTTGAGGGCCTGTTAAGCGGGTTTTTGTGTTGTCAGCCATACCGATGCCGCCCTGAACCACCATGCGGCCGTTTTAGGCCCATCAGCGACGTTCTGCTGTTTTCGGTGGCGGGTTGCCCATGACTCGGGGCATAGGTGTCGGGGGTGGGTGCGACGGTTTCGCCGGCGGCGGGTTGCCCACCGCTGCCGGCAGCATTGCACGCCAGGAAACACGCCCAGGCCCGGTCGGCGTGGCCGGCGCTGTCCGAGTCGGCGACAAAGCGCGGCGTACCGGTGGGGCCGACGACCTTTTGGAGCTTGTGCAGGTCAGCGCGTAATGCCGCGTTGCCCAGCGGGATGCGGATTTTGCGGTCCTCAAACGCCTGTTTGCCCTGGGTGGCCATGATCAGCTTGTTTGGCCCGGTGAACAGCACACCCTCGACGCGCAGCGCACCGTGGCGGCGCTGCGCATCCTCGACCGGCTTCTCACCCATGCCGGTCTGGTCCATACAGCAACGCGCCACCCGGTAGCGGGCGAACACGTCATCCAGCAAGGCGTCCTGTTCGGCGAACGAAATCCGTTTGCGCTCGATGATCTCCCGCGTCCACAGCACATCCCCCACTTGTTCCAGCACCCAGATCACGAACAGGTCATGCCGCGCGGCGATGTCCACGCCGACGAAACAGGGGCCGCCCTGGTAGTGCATGGGCAGCCCTGCGGCGTCGTGCTCGACGCTGTTGATCAGGTCGTAGGACAGCCAGGCGCTCGCCTCGTCCAGCCATTTCAGCTCGTATTCCTGAGCCCAGGCATCCTCATCATCCAGGGCGCGGCGCAGCTCATCGATGTTGCGCGGCAGGCCATCCTTCACCGCCTGGTAGATGTCGACGATGTGTTTTGACCAGATGCCGTCCTCGTTGGTCACCAGGTCATAGAATTTGTTGCCCTTGCCGTTGGGCGTAGAGGTCACGCGCAATTTGTAGCCGTTGGAGATGACCGGGAACAGCGCCGCCCAGATCTTGCGGGAGTCGGCGTGGAAGGCGAACTCGTCCAGGAACACGTTGGCCGAGAAGCCGCGCGCCGTGTCCGGGTTGGCCGGCAGCGCGGTGATGCGCGAGCCGCCCGGCAATACGATTTCCAACTGCGCATAGCGGGCGCCATCACCCCCGATGTATTCGCCCTCGATTTCCTGAATCGCCATGCCGTAGGCGCTGGCGTGCTTCTTCACGCCTTCCTCCATCGCCTCTTTCGCCTGGCGCTCGCCGCGCGAGAGGATCACCCAGCGCGTGCGGCGGCCATGCGCCTCAGCCTCGAAACAGTCGTCGACCAGCTCCAGCGTGGTAGTGAAGGTCTTGCCGGTCTGGCGGGCGAACATGCCGATCTTGAACCGCGCCTGATCTCGCAGCCAGCGCTGCTGGTAGAGATAAAGCTGGACGGCGGCGCGGACCTCAGACGAGGCCATAGATTTCCTCTCTCACCCGGCGCAGGGTTTCCGGATCGAGCCGCCCCTTGCCTTCGCGTGCCTGGCTGTCCAGGTCATTCAACGCGGCGCCGATCTTGGCGCGGGTTTCCGCCGCGTAGCGCTTCACCGTGATGCTGGCGCGGGACAGGTCGCTGATTGAGCGGGTGAGTTTGGAGAGGTCGATAGTTTCCGGGTCGACCTTGATGTCCATCAGCACGCCAAACAGCTTTTCTTGCGTCAGACGTACCAATGCCTGATTCACCGCATCCTCATCATCCGGACTGTGCTCCACCACGGCGCGGGCCTGCTCGGTAACCAGGCGCAGGGTTTTCAGGCGCTCTTCAAAATCCTGCCCGTAGCGATGAATTGCGCTCTTGCTGATCTCGTGGCCACGCTCCTTCAACGCTTCTTCCAGCGCTTCATAGCCGCTGAAGTTGCCTTCCACCAGCGCCCCATCCAGCCAGGCTTTCACCTCGGCTGGCAGAGTCAGTATCGCGCTGCGGCGCGGCATCTCAGTACCGCTCCGGCCGGGCGATGCCCGGCTCAATGCTGACGGTGTACTCCACCACATCGGTGCCGTTGCGGGTCAGGTCGCCAAACCAGCGGCCGCCCGGTTCCTTGATCAGGCGCACCAGGTCGCGGTCTGCCAGGTAGTCCAGTTGCTGGCGCATTTCCAGTTGCGTCGCATCCGGATAGATGCCCTGCATGGTGGCCAGGATCAGCTCCTCATAGGCGCCCACCGGGCTGGCGTTGTACAGCGTCAGCAGTACATACCAGCGCATCGATTCACGGCGGATTTTCTGGTGGTCAATCATGGGTTTTTCCTTTGAGGTACTGGTTTTCAATGGACAGCCGCAGGCCGTCCAGCTTGGCCTCGATCACCGTCTGGTTGCGCACGTAGTCCTCGCGCCGCACGTACTGGATGGGCAGGTCCGCCTTCCAGTTCAGAAAATCCCGCTCCAGCCCCTGCCAGCCGGCGGCCTCGACGCGGTTCTGCTCGGCGAGCTGGCGGAATTGCGTATCCCAGTGTGCCTGCGCCGCCTTGCGCGCTTCTTCCATGGCCATGAACCGCGCATCGAGCCGCCGATCTATTTGCGCCAGCAGCAAACGGCCTGCGGTGAACGCAAACGTGGCAAACGCCAGCAGCAGCACCAGTATTTCTCTCAGCTCAAGCACCAGCGTCATGCCACACCCCGCATTCTTTTCAGTTGTTGTTCATGCTCCCAGCCGTCGCGGCAATCCGCATCGCAGAAGCGACGGCCGCCGTCGAGCGGCTCGCCGCAGTAGAGGCATTCGCCGGTCGCCGCATTGGCCTGCGCTTCTTTCGCCGCGCGGTACCGCCGGTCCAGCTCCATGTCGGCCTGGTATTGCAGGTCGCGCTCCTGGGCGCGGTCGATGTCATCGGGCATGGGGTTTGTCTCTCTCACCAGCGGTAAAAAGCGCCGACGCCGGCATACCACCGGCCGTCCTGGTCCAGCGTGGCCACCGCGCCCAGCCGTACCGATTTGATCTGCACCAGGTTCTGCCGCAGCGAGAGGCGGCCCATTGGGGTCCCATCGCGGAGGCCGTAGCTGATGCCCATCTCGCCGCGCGTCTCGGGCGCCAGCCAGGGCAGGGGATCGGCGCGGTCGACGGTCTCCACCGCACCGGTGGATTCATTCAGCGTCGTGATCAACGTATGCGGCCGTTCATCGGCGCGCACCTGGCTGGCGGCCAGCACATGCACGGCGGCATCAGCCTGCACGCTGGCGGGTAGTTTTAATTTCGCTTTCGCGCGCGGCGCGTAGACCTGCACCGTCGGCGGCGCGATGGTCGTTTTCTCGATCGCCTTCAACGCCGGCGCCGGCGTCGCCGGCGCGATCGACGAGGCAGTCCGCGATAGCTGGTAGCTGCTCCAGATAAACCACACAAGCGCGCCACAAGCGGCAAGGGCCATCGCCGCCAGGATCGCGGGGACATTGCTCACACGCATGATCCATACCCCCACCCCGCCCGCACATACGCCGGCTCGATGACCCGCAAAATGCGACGCGGGTAATCCAGATTCTCC